GACTTGGCAGAATGTTATGCAGCCGATTTTGAGTATGCTCCTGGAACAGTATTGGTATTTGGCGGCGCAAACGAAGTCACAATCAGTACCACACTGAGTAATCCTGCTGTGGCTGGCGTGGTCAGTACAGAACCAGCTCACTTGATGAATACGTTTCAATCTGGTAAAAATATAGTGCCAGTTGCGTTGGTTGGTCGTGTGCCGTGTCAAGTCACAGGCAATATAGCCAAAGGTGACTGTTTGGTAACTGGTGATATTCCCGGAGTGGCTGTACGATTAGATCCTTCCGTATATCAACCAGGATGCCTGATTGGTAAAGCCCTACAAGATTATGACAGCGAAACAGTTGGCATTATTGAAGTAGCTGTGGGTCGAGCATAAAGAGACAAAAAATTTATACTATCATTTAGCTGTCATAAATGATAGTATATGAATCTCTCACAAACAATCAAAAAATCAGGCCTGGTAAAATCTGCTATTGAGCAAGGTGGTAGCATACATCCACTAATTATTCCAGCCGAACTCACAAACGGAACTGGGCTGATGAATCCCAGCATTTACGTGGACAATGGTCAGTTGATATGCAATATACGACATGTAAATTACACCTTGTATCATTCAGAAAATAAAAAATTCCAGCACAGATACGGACCCTTACAGTATCTGCACCCAGAAAACGATCGTAATCTACGCACTTGGAACTTTTATTGCACCATCAATGACGATCTGACCTTGAATCAAATTACCACAATAGATACTTCAAAGCTAGATGTTGATCCAATTTGGGAGTTTGTTGGCCTAGAAGATGGTCGATTGTTCCGTTGGGATAATAAAATGTTCCTGAGTGGGGTACGAAGAGATACCACCACAAACGGCCAAGGTCGCATGGAACTCAGCGAACTCAATGTCAAAACTAATGCAGTAAGAGAAATCAAACGTACACGGATGCCAGCACCGGGTGCCAATGCTACATATTGTGAAAAAAATTGGATGCCTATTATAGATCAGCCCTATCACTATGTCAAATGGAGCAATCCTACAGAAGTGGTACGGTTCAATCCCGAAGACGGCTCTACAACAACAGTACATCTTGATCAAACTAAATTTATATCTGGACAACCTGATTTTAGGGGCAGTAGTCATGTGATACCATACGGCGATCACTACCTGGCTTTGATACACGAAGTCAATCTGTTCAAGAGCGAAATTGGTGAAAAAGATGCAACCTATAAACACAGATTTTTAGTTTGGGATCGATCGTGGAACATTGTAAAATTTACAGATGCATTTAGTTTTATGAATGCTGATATTGAATTTTGCTGTGGGGCTGCATTTTTCAAAGATGATTTATTATTGAGCTTTGGTTACCAAGATAACTGTGCGTTTATATTGAGAATGCCTAAAACTATGCTAACAGAATACCTAGGAGTTTAACATGCTGATCCAACGCCTACACGAATACATACAGAATTACAACTCGGCCCAAGCCAATTTTAACCTGGGTCTTGAATATGATTCAATCGGCCAAACTGGTGCCGCTATCAGTTTTTATCTGCGCACAGCCGAACGATCACAGACCGATCTAGAACAATACGAAGCCTTGCTAAGAATGGCCTTGTGCTTTGAACGACAAAAAACTCGCGACGACACAGAAAAAGTCATCTTACAAAAAGCTATCAGTCTCATGCCCAAGAGACCTGAGGCATATTTTATATTAAGTCGCTTGCACGAAGTCAAAAAAGAATGGCACGATTCATACACAATGGCCAATATTGGTCTAAGTACTTGCGATTTTGATTTGCCTCCGTTGACCACAGATGTACAGTATCCTGGATATTATGGATTGTTATTTGAAAAAGGTGTAGCTGCATGGTGGGTAGGACAAACAGAACAGGCGCGAGAAATCATGCACGATCTAAAGTTCAGCTACCGGATGAGCGAAATGTTCGCAAATTCAGTCAACAGGAATCTTGGCAGCATTGGATGGCCCAATACCACAACACCATACACAGCAGACAAACAATCTGCGGCCAGAGTACAGTTCGCTGGCCTTGACGTCATTGAAAAGAATCATGCGCAAAGTTATCAAGACATGTTTGTATTGTCAGCCACCAACGGTAAACGCAACGGTCGTTATTTGGAAATTGGCAGTGCAGAACCTTTTAAAAACAACAACACAGCCTTGCTGGAAACAGCGTTTGGTTGGACTGGCGTCAGTATTGACATAAATCAAAAGGTAGTGACAGAATTCATGGAAAAACGGAACAATCTTGTGTTCTGTCTAGATGCCACCAAGGTTGATTATGCTAAATTCTTACTTACACTGGGATTTAGTGGAGACATGGATTACCTACAGATTGATTGTGATCCACCCACTTATTCGTTTGAAATACTCAAGCGTATTCCATTTGATCAGTATAGATTTGCTGTGATCACGTTTGAACATGACTACTATGTTGATACCAGGATAAGAGATCAAGCAAGAGAATATTTACAGTCAAAAGGTTATGTGTTAGCAGCTGGTGATATTGCATACAATCACTCACACAGTTACGAAGACTGGTGGATACACCCAGAATTGGTCACGGCAGACATACAGACTCAATTGATAGACAGCACAGCAGGATTGAAATTTGCCGGTGATTACCTGTTCCCTGCTATAGCCAAGCCAGTTGACCCGCCCGTGGTTGAAGTAATCAATCGACACAGAGTTGGAACTAGATCCACGACCAATGTAGTCAATCCTGATTACATGAAAGGGTTCTGGGTAGTGGACGATTTCTATCGAGACCCTGACGCTATACGAGCATTTGCATTACAACAAGAATACGAACCCAGTGGACCTGGCAAGCCCTACATTGGTAGCAGGACCTACAAACAATTTTTATTCCCTGGACTCAAAGAAGAATTTGAATACATCATGGGAGAGCAAATCACCGCCTGGGAATCACACGGCATGAATGGGCGATTCCAGTTCAACATTGAAGGTGAACCGTTAGTATACCATGCTGACACACAAAAATGGGCGGCCATGCTGTATCTCACCCCCGGTGCTCCACATGAATCAGGAACTATGACCCATGCACTCAAAGGCACAGACATACGACATCGCAATCATCCTGAATTTAGACGTTGTTTTAGACCAGGATCACGAAACCTTGACAAGACCCCGTTTGAAGATGTTGACATTGTGGGCAATGTTTACAATCGCCTGTTTATATTCAACGCTGGATACTTACACAGTGCCTGTGCTTATTTTGGCTGGACTCCTGAAAATTCTCGCTTATGGCAGATGTTCTTTTTTGATTAAATACTAAAAAGGTAAAACAATGGACACACGATATCGCAAAGATTACCCAGGGGAATTTGTAATAACCAATACTCGCTGGACTAGCGGCAAACGAGAAGAAACACGAGAATGGATTGCCAATCCAATCGAAAATCATCATATCAGTGGACGTGCCGCCTGTATGGGACACACAGCAGAAAGACAATATTTTGACTACACAAGATTACAACATCACCGTGGTGGGCTATTGGGATCAAAAAAATTACAAACATACGGCGTAGGAGACGTGGCCTTGGAAATGCGATTGGATTTTGCTGTAGAAACACGTCGTGATAACTTGGCACAATTGGTTGAATTGGGTTATACCAAAGACAATATTGTGTACACTGATGCCAGAAATTGTATTGCCAGGCCAGGAGAGTTTTATCTTATTCCACATAGACCAAAATTTCTTGATCTAGTTATGTTGATGTATCTTGCGGCCTTTGATGGACACCAAGAAATATTCATGCTAGGGTATCACAGAGATACCGAAACTGGCCATCCGGGCTGGATCAACGAAGTATGCGATGTCATGCGGGCCTATCCTGGAACACAGTTTACATTTGCTGGTGTACCAAGTAATGTGCCCGACGTCTGGTTGGACTTGTCCAATGCCAGAGCAATCAATTACCCAGACTTTATAGGCTATTGCGATATTTGAATCTGGGCTTCCATGGTATGTATCTTGTCTTGCACAGCATCAAAATTCACAGTTGACCATAGGCCTGGATGTAACGGCTTGGGCCAACTGCCACTGACAATCCAGGCCCAGCCTTGGTGTTCTTCATTCAAGACCGGAACAAATTCTTGACCCACACTGCAAAAAAATGTATGATAAGCAAAGCCCTGATCGGCTGTGGTAAATTTTTCTAACGGCACCAGTTTTAAATATTCAGGCATGGTGCCCAGTTCTTCGGTACATTCTCTCGTAATGGCCTGCATTAGGGTTTCGCCAGGCTCTACCCGACCACCCGGCAATCCCCAGGTATCCGGATGTTTGGCATCATTCCTCATGAGATACACATAAGAATTGGTGGCCACGCTGTAAAACCAAATGCCCACGGCATTTACAATACCAGTGTCCATAGGCCTCCTTTGTATAGGCCTTGATAACTTTTTACCCAGGCTTCGCCAGTCCAGCGATACTGTAATTCTGTTGTTATGTTTGTGACATATTGATCGTTAACGGGACTGCTGGTGCTGTCAAATGACACAACCCAGCGGACGCCATCGTATTCAACAATATCGTTGGCATTGGCTACTAGGGGTTCTTCAAAAGACTCACTGCCAACTTGTACTATACCTGTCCAGGCCGCAGCCGTTGTGCCATCCCACGAACCAGTTGCTTCGGTAAACAGGTATCTGGTACCGGTAACAGCGTCTGGTAAACCTGCTCCGGGGCCACTGGCCAATGGGTTGATCACAGCAGTAACTGGAGACAATGTATTGGCCGGCACAGTGTCAATGTTCACATTCCACAACAAAAATCTATCATCGCTGGGATCATAGGTCACAGTTCCAATTACATCTGTGCCGTCTGGTTGTTCTAGACTTATGTAACTGATCCCGGGTCTTAGGGTACCATACATACCGACCACGGTCTGCCACATGAGATTGCTGTTTGGACTATCTGGTGGTGTTAAACTGGCATTAGATTCATCAATCACTTCGGGTTCACGCAGTACCTGCAAGGTATTATTAATCAACAGTACCTGATAGTTAAACGGTGTAAACGCCTGTCTTGTGCCAAGCAATAGATCGTTGTCAGTAATGGCAAGACTGGCATCACCATTGGCATCATAGATACTGGCCACAATACGTTCAACAACACCCAGCTTCTTGACCTTGGCCGGACTGGATATCCACATGGGCAATCTAAAAGTCAGGGTGGCTATATCAATGGCAGATTCAGTATTGCCTGCACCAATGGTGCGACTTGACCAATTGACATCTTCTAAGTAAATTGTGGTTAAACTGGTCCAATCTATGTAATTATCTGTGCTCTGTAGTTCTAAACTGGGGTTGAACAGGACCAAGATCTGTTCTAGTAACTGCATTTTTTGATTGGTATTACTTGTCCACATGTCCAACTTTAAGGTCAGTTCAAACGGCACTGGCATGAGTCGATCTATCGTGAACGCATTGCCTTGTGTGGTTTCATATGTGTCAGTCATGCTGTCATATGTTCTTTGTCGCACTTGTATGGTGCTGACAAAATTGGGTTCCTGTATCATGCTACGATTATACTTGAGATCGGTGATGTAAAAAGTCATTAGCGGAGTGCTGGGCAGTTCGTTGGCACTGTTTTGTTGTATGATGGTCTGTGCCTGGCGACTGCTGTCACCATATCGAACCGGCACACGCACTAGAGTATCGTTTTTGCCTTCTTCGTTACGTCCGTACTCGACCTGGAAGTTACTAAAGATCCTGGCAAACTGCAACAAGAAACGACGTATTTGTTCGTCATAAAAAAACTGTGTAGTTGCCATGGTTATCCTGGTGGTCTTGGGTTGGGTGGTGTGATGTTGCCGCCTTGATCACCATTGTCGGCTAGAGGTCTAAGTATCTGGCTGAGACTTTGACGACTTGGAATGTTGCCTAGGTCTGTGGTGCTCACTGTATATGTATTGTTCACGAA